GGTAAACTTAAAGTCAATGTTTATAACTACGACAAATTGGTTGCCCTTGAAATCGAAGGAATCAAACTTATCTCACACGGGAAATTCGGGATAGACACTCGTGATATCGTTGCTAAAATTAAAACGATCTTAGCTATGTTGACTAAGGAGAGAAGACCATTCGACATGTCCAGCATCCGTTGTTCATTTTCACGGATTGAACCCCTCACTATTCTTATGAGAGGGGAAAGTGGTGTTGGAAAATCAACAATGTCAAAGCCGTTTATTGAAACGCTGTTGACGAAAATTTTACCAATCATGGATCTTAATGACTATCGTAAATGTCCAGACCAGTTTATCTATAATAGAACACCAGAAACTAAATTTTGGGATGGATATAAAGGACAATTTGTGACAGTCATGGACGATTTTGGTCAATCTTACGATGTGGCTGGTGACCCTGACAATGAATATATGTCATTAATCAGGTGTTGTAACAGGTTCCCATACATGCTTCACATGGCCTCCATGGAAGACAAGGGAAGCACTGTTTTCAACAGTAAAGTCATTTTTGCCACTACCAATGAGACTAATTTTTCTACCGTCCAATCGATCAAATGTAAGGAAGCTCTTATACGCCGCTTCGATTTTATAGCGGATGTTGTAGTAAACCCCGCGAAAGACGCCAATGGTGAATATATCTATGGTGAAAAACGCGATGGTTGTAATGAGCTCAAAATTAAGAAAGGTATGGACTTTACAGTCGATGCTTGGAGAATAAATCTTATGACAGGTGTCAATGACGCTTCGACTGGACAAATTCTACAGACAATGTCCTTTGACGCATTTATTCAAATGTGTGCGGGGACATATCTTTCTAAAGTTGATTCATTTGAAAAATTGAACGAAGCTTCAGATGATTTGTTGCGAAGAAATTTGCAACAGCGAATTACTGAAGATAGACGTGATGCCACACTCACTATGGATGATATCAATGCCCTTGAGAATCTTGAGGAGGACATGTCTTACTCTGAATTTAAATGGGAACATTATGAGGATGTGGCAGAAACGTCCAAAGTAGAGGACAGAAGTCTCTTGGGTCGTTTATATGAACACTTCAAAGATTCAATTCCTTACAAAAAATTTTGTGAGTTGTATGATTATTTTGTAGTCGTCCAAATGCAAGGGTGGTCTGATACCACTTGCGCACTGTATGATTGCTATTTCGTCCAATTTGCAAAATCAGTTCTCGGGAAGTACAAATCGGTCGAATCCAAGTATAAGAACATCTCAAATTACATAGACGAGGTTGTTTCCAAATATTATGGATTTGCTGAGAAGTTCCTCAGCAACACCAGTGGGTACTTCATGAAATTGATTTCACGTGTTAAAAACACTATTGATAACATTGTCAAGAAGCATCCCATACTTTTCTTGTTTGGTACGTGGGCTACAATTGCCGTTGGCATTAAGGCCTATATTTATCTCACAGAAACGGTACCCCAAAGCAATCCAAAACTTTCTAAGAAAGGCAGGCGCAAGCATGATTTACAGAAAACGAAAACTGGGGTCTATGGTGATTTTGAATTTGCTGGAGGTTACGAAGCTCCCGATTATGGTTCGGTTCAGATTTCAGAAAAAGTTCTTAAGAAGAACATTCTGAAGTTGAGCTTGCCCGGTTGTAATGTTGATTCTGAC